TCACGCTGTTGCAAAGTGGATACTTGCGACTTTGTGGCACGCTCAATTAAATCAATTAAGTCCGAACCAAACGCTTCTTTGTCATGTTCAGTGATTAGAGACTCTACAGAGGGGGGCGGGTTAGTTAGTTTTGCTTCAACCGTAGCTTTGTCTGCTACAAGCTGCTGAATCTGCGTTTTCATCTCGCGCAGTTCTGCGTGCAATCTAGGTACTTCCGCGTCATACATACCTTTAAGCGTGTGGTATTTATTTTCCCATTTGCTTTCCGGTATTTCCTTTGTAGGCTCCTGTGAAACGGGTTGCTGAGGTGGTTCAACAATAGGCGGATCGGGTGGTAGTTGGTTTGTTGGTTCAGTCTCCGAAAAATTATCAGGGTTTTCCTGGATTTCCTCGGTCTTATCACCACTTATGTGGGCTACTAACGCGTCTGCTTCTTCAACTTTTTGTTGAATTGCCTTGGGCAATGCCATTTCTATCTCCTTCGCTCCGACTCTCACTTCGCGCTCCGCCTGAACGGTCTGCGCTACGCGATAACGGTCTGCTACACGGTTAAATTAAAGTGGTGGGCTCCGACTTAACGGTCTGCCTACCTTCGTAACTTCTCGATCAGTTCACCTGATCGTCCTACTAGATCAAGAAACTCCTTGATCACACCAACTTCACCTTGAAGCCGGTAAATTTGGGTTGGTTCGCTTGCCACCGCCATTTTTTCAAGACTATCTGCTTTGCAGTTCCCTAAATACTCTAGCAATGGGGCAAACTCTTCTGACCTTAACAGCGTCAGACTGCGGGCGACCCTTTCGTCAATCCGCAGCACTTACTTGCACATACCGTCGGTTTTAGCCGACATCTGGGCATACTCTTTTCCGCCACGCTTGCCTTCAGCATCAACGTTACCGTCGTTGCCACCAGCACCCTGCTTGGCGGGACCTTTGGACATGCCATCGGTCTTTGCGGATTCCTGAGTGTACTCAGAACCACGCTTTTCCATCGGGCTGATTGCTTTCATCGCAACTCCTTTCTAAAACAAATTGATATATACCACTAAAAAACTACTACGTCAACACCTAGGCCGATGGCGTAAATCGATTTACCTGCGGCGATCCATCCATCAGTAAGCCTTGGTCCGGTCCGGGTGTCGGTGGCGTGCCACCGGCTTGTGCTTGCCCATTTTGTTGGTTAGCCATCATCTGCGCTTGCTGTATCGCATTGGCTTCCATAACTTTGCGCTTAACTACGTCTTCGGGCGGCACAATGTCATCCGTATTCATGTCTAGGCGTTTAGCGGCCTGTCGTAGCAATTCTGCTACACCTTCCATGCCTATGACCTGCTGGGCAATCGGAGAGTTCAAAGCAATACCTAGGAATTCGTTCTGGCGCTGCTGGATGGCTTCTTTTTCCATCAGGCTTGCCGCCCCTAAGGCTTGGATGTTTACGTCGCCTTTCAGGTCCGGATCGTCGCTGTAACGCATATTGTAGTAGTACAACCGGTCAATAAGCGGCTTAATTACGTGCTCGTCTATGTTAGCAATCACTTGCTTGATCGACTTTCCGGCGTTCGTCATAAGCATCGACATTCCAGAAGCCGTTCGGCCTGCGCCGCCCGAAGGGTTGCCCCCAGTCATATATCGGGGGATACCCGTATATTCGTCCGCAAGAACCGCAAATTTCTCGTACACCGCCATGAGCTCTGACGCTCTCGAGTCGGGCTGGAAAAATTCCACAGGTCTTGCATTGCCGTTTAGCGGATCGCTCGTGACTTGCCAAATTTTCCATGGGAATAGTTGAGTAATGTTTTCGCCTTGAGGTAATCGGTCGATGTTATACACGACTTGCGGCCCCGACGCTAGGCTCATATTGTTAACAAGCGCACGCGCCACGGCATTACACATGGACTGACTATCTCGACATAGATCGGCTACCGAGTTCCCCCAGAACGCCCCGGGGACTTCTTCGTAAGACGTTTTGTAATACGGCTTCCTGCCGAGCGGGTCTGGGTTGATGACTGCTTTGATGATCCAGCGCCCAATGAGCCACGCTTCGATCGGGTACTCTGCGAGGGGGTCGGGGACTTCTTCTTCCGTGAGGCCCCAGTCGCGGAGGAGTTGCCCTTGGACGCTGCCCCAGAATTGGAGCGCGTCGATAAGTTCTGAGGGGTTTTGCCCGGCTGCAACCGTGCTTTTACCTTCTGCAGCAGCTTTTGTAAGATCGACATAAATCCAGTCACGTAAACCTCCTTTACCATATTCCTCAAGCACGGCACGGATAGCACCGTCACTATATCCCTCAACTCCCAGCATCCCGACTAAATCAGCACGCTGTAAGCGATGGCGTTCGATTAAATATCCGTCATCGATATGGGTTGCATCCGGAGCGGGGTAAATATTAAACGGATCAACACGCTCCCACTCCAACGATAATTCGTTCTGCACCCGTAGTTCGTACGTATCGCCAACAGGTACCCAGTTCATGTGGGGCTTAGACCGCACAACCGGCCCTTTAATAATTGCGCACGGGAACGTTACTAAGTCGTCAATAAACTGGGCAAATGCCGTTGTCCACTGCCCGTCTAGCAACTGGCTGTGCATTTTCTTTTCCATCCGGCTGGCATCTTCTTTCGCCAGCGCAGTGAGCTCGCCCATCGCTTGGTCTTTAAAATCAAGCAAAATCTGCCGCACTTCTTGGTCGGTAGGATTAACACCAGACTGCATAAACGCCATCAGCTTCTGCTGTGCCTGCTGCATCAGCCCTTGCAGGACTGGAGGCGGCATTTCAGGGATGGGGTTAGGTTTAAGTGACCAAGGCTTGTCGTTTGAATCCGTAAGCAGTACGTCCCGCAACCAACTCGATGCCGCACGGCACTTGTTGGAAGTTAACATCATATAAATCAAACTAGAATTTTGTTCACGCAACTGCACCAGCAAATCAGGATCGTATTCTCCACGACGCTGCCGCACGCTTTTTAGCATGCGCTGCTCGATCGTCATTTCTTTAGAAAACCGGGAGTAGTACCATTTCTGTTTAATATACGCAGCCAGGTTCTGAATAACCGGCTCAGAATTAGCACGATTAGCAGCTTCGCGCTGCTCTTCCATCAGTTGTTTGACAGACTTAACGGGTACAATACCACCGATGTTTGTCACACCGGGGGCTGTGTCAGAGGTAATATTTATGCCTTGTTCCATACCGCCTTATAACTCCTCTTACCCATAAAGTCAATGATTTACACCCAAGCGTAAGAAATTTTCTGAATTTCGCGTGCTTTGGGGGCTAGGACATCGCCGGTCAAATTCCCATCGGCGTGGAGACATGCGTACTGATGCGCATCTGCTACGTGAGAATACTCGTTTTTTTCCGGTTTGTCATCTACTTGACCGCTAGTCTTGATTTTATACCGATATCCGCCCCTCAGCGCGTTAATCAAGTGCCGAGCCCCCGGATCAATTAAATGCGCCGGTTTGCCGTCTGCCATGGTCGTCAGCATCTTATCAACGGCGTTTATTCGAGCCACTATGCTATTGGTCTTAGCCGGTATAACCCTAAAGCCTTCCTGCTTCAGGATGTCAAAAACGCTACGCTCGTCTGTCTGGGCACGCTGCTGCCCCGCTGGGTCCCCAATCACGATAACCGGCATACCTGGGAATCGGTTCGCCAGCAGGGGTTTTAATTTCTCCCTGAGAAACCGTAGGGTCCCCATACCTTCCGATACAAGGTCTGCAAACGTAAGAAACCGCCCCTGTGGGTCCATCTGGTTTATTGTGCATGCCGGTGTCAGTCCAAAGTCCATCCCTATAATCAGGGGGTGGGTTGATAACTTTATATAATTAAGAGTATTTTTTGCGACGTGAATATCACGGTCGAACGCCCTAAATACGGGCTGTCCTGACAGGGATTTGCCAAATTTAGCGTGGATATACACATCGACCCAGTCCTCAGATTTACCTTCAGCCAGGTTTTCGTAGTAGTCCTCGGGGAGGAACTCAAGCCAGTCGGCTTCAGCAGATAGTCCAGATGGTTGAAAAAAACATTGCGCATTAGCCGGGGGCTCCGATAAGTAGGTCTCCCAGAACGTATCCATATCCGGCGGGTTGGTCATCCCCCATATGTGCGCGTTAGATTTGCCATTATCAGTAACACAGCCAACACTATTATCAAGTTTCGATGGATATCGCCCAAGACGACCTTGGAGAGCATTGAAGATATCAGGATTAATTTCCCTAAACTCGTCAAGAATACCAAAAGACGCTTGGAGAGATAAGAGCCTACGGACGTCGTCAGAGTCGTCCAACCCTCGGAATAGTATTTCGCATTCAACATCGTCAAACCTCAATATAAATTTATATTCCGATTTCAGATAACTGCCCGCCTGACCATCAGGATACCACCGAAGTACGTCCGGTATGCTGGTATCTCGCAATTGTTCGCGCGTATTACGCACCCATATGGCACGGGATCTGCGCACTCCATCCCTACATGGGGCCATTTGTTTGGCGTGGTAGGCGATTTTCATTATCCCAGCGGTCGTTTTTGTGCTTCCAACTGGTCCAACAATCAAGGAAATGAACGATTCGCTGCGTAAAAACCCTCGAACGCTGTCCGGCGGTGTGTATGTTAGATTCATCGTAAATAGGGCATTTCAGCCCGTTTTTGCCTCGTTTTCGACCATTTCGTGCTCATTTTCGTCCGTTTTTTCGACATATTGTGGCGTTATGTCGATGGTTTTGGGTTTTGTAGACTCGTCACCCATGTTAATTGTTATGGAAAACGCAGGTCCTGTAGGCGCCGCTTGGGTGTTTTTCGGCTCCATATCCGCCAATTTGGCCCCCAATTTGACGAATTCTAGCTTCTGAAGCAGGGTTGCATCGCTGGATCGCGCCCGTTTATATGCATCCTCGAACACATCTTCGGTCAGCATTTTCGCTTTAACCTTGAATGTGAACCCTGATTTCTCGTATTCCGCCTTCTGCGCGGCTACTG